ATTCACAAAAGAGGCAGAGATTCTGGTGCAGTTTATTTAAAAAATTATAATGACGATGTTTTAAACTCAGTTCGTGATTCTATAAAAAATTCAGGCGTTAAATTAAAAGATAGAGTAATAGATTTAGTTACGGAAGCTTACGAAGGTAAACCTGAAAAAAAACAAGTAGTAGATAAAATAAAAAATTTTTATACCCAAATGGCAGAAGTAAAAAAACAACCATTTGGTAAATATTTTGCTGGTAATTTAGATCACGTTATTCCATTAAATTTTTTAAGACAAATAGATGAAGGTCAAGATGCAAGTAATTTAATTAGAATAAAACCATTACCAGAATTTTTAAATCAAAGAGCATTTAAAGCACAGTTTGATAAAGTATTGGGTCAGGCATTTAAATCAAAAAATAAAAAAGCATTAGAGGCAATTGTTAATATACAAAGTCATTTACCACAAGATTTTGGTGGTATTACAGCAGATGGTAAAATTAAAGATTATGGTGCTAAACCATTTAATTTAAAAACTAACTTATCAGTTGCGAAGTTTCCAGAAGTATACAAAAGAGTTTTTGAATTTATAAAAAATCCAGATCTACAAGATACATTTAAAGATGCAAAAGTTTCTTTTAAATCTCTACAAGGTAAAGAAAAATTAATTACACAGATGGCAGATAATTTTTTACAGTATAGAGCAGATGTTTTAGCTGATGCTGCAAAAGGTGGAGCCGTTTGTCAAATTTTTAGAAAAGCAGGTGGTCGTATTGGATTTGCAAATGGTGGAACAGGTTGTGTTGATGAGGTTCAAGAAGCTTTAGAAAGAAACCCTAAAAAATTTGCTCAAGACATGAACAAGACTGAAGGAGTTGCATCTAAAATAAAAAATAAAGGCACACAATTTTTAACAGCACTAAAAGAAAATCCAAATATATTACGGGGTAGTTTAGGTAGTAAAGTTGCCCTGGGCCTTGGTACCATAGCCGCGGGTGTTGGATCTGGTGCACTGGTTAAAGCATTTAGAAATGATGACCCAAGCACATACTTAACTAACGATAGTCAAATGGAAGGAATGATTATTTCTGACGTAGAGGATAGAGGTAAGTATGTTGAAAATAATCTTTTATTAGATAATCAATTTAAAGTAGAACTAGCTGGAGCAACAGCGTTGACTGCACCGATTGCAAAAAATGTTTATCGAACAGCTAGAGGTGTTGGTGAAGCTGGACCATTACCAGAAGGAGTTGGTAAAACAAGAGCAGCTTTAGGATTAAGCAAAGGTGTCCTTGGAAAAGGCTTATGGGCACTTGGTACACCGATCGTAGCACTACCATCAACACTTGGTTATGTAGCACAAGATATTAAACAAGGTAAAGATGCAGAAGAGATCATAACTAATCCATTAAATTATTTAGGTGCAGCATTCATGAATCCTGCAGTAAAAGCTTTTGCTAAAGCCGGAGCATCAAGAGGACTACTTGGTATTGCATCACTTGGTTTAGCAGGAACAGCTGCATTACCTGCATTGTCTATTGGTGCAGGACTAGCAACACTTGGTACACTTGGTTATCAAGGTTACAAATTATTTACTGGTAGAAATAAAACAGATGAGGATTTTTTTAGGTAATGAAAAAAGTACAAGGAAATATGACAACACTTGTTGCAAATATGCAACACGTTAAATGGAATGCAATTCCTCCTGTAAAAGGACCGAATCCACAGGGGTTGAATGTTCCTACAAAACAGGTTACAACAATAAAGAACTCGGAGAAAACAAATGGCAGATATAGACAAAGCCCTACCAAACGTAGAGACTGAAATTAAAATACCTGGTGAAGAAGAAATTGTTGAAGCTCAACAAGAAACTGTTGAAGAACAAGTTGGACCAGATGATATAAAAGTTACGCAAGAAGAAGATGGCGGCGCTACAATTAATTTTGATCCAGAAGCAGTTAATCAACCTGGAACAGATTCACACTTTGATAACTTAGCAGAATTATTACCAGAAGAAGTTTTAGGTAAATTAGGTTCTGAACTTGCAGCAAATTATAATCAATATAAATCTTCTAGAAAAGATTGGGAAGATAGTTATACAAAAGGTTTAGATCTTTTAGGATTTAAATACGAAAACCCTACTCAACCCTTTCAAGGGGCAAGTGGTGCAACACACCCGGTCCTTGCAGAAGCAGTCACACAATTTCAAGCACAAGCTTACAAAGAATTATTACCTGCAACTGGTCCAGTCCATACTCAAATAATTGGACTTGCAGACAGAGCCAGAGAAGAGCAATCAAACAGAGTTAAAGAATTCATGAACTATCAGCTCATGGATGTGATGAAGGAGTATGAACCCGAGTTCGATCAAATGCTTTTTTATCTCCCTCTTGCCGGCTCTGCGTTCAAGAAAGTTTATTACGATGAACTACTTGGCAGAGCCGTCTCAAAATTTGTACCAGCTGATGATTTAGTTGTTCCATACACTGCAACTTCTTTAGAAGATGCAGAGTCAGTTATTCACGTTATAAAAATGTCAGAAAACGATTTACGTAAAAAACAAGTTTCTGGTTTTTATCAAGATATAGAACTAACACCTGGATACAATCAAGAAACAGAAGTTGAGAAAAAAGAAAGAGAGTTAGAAGGTGTTAAGAAAACTAAAGATGAAGATATATACACTATTTTAGAAATACATACTGATTTAGATTTAGAAGGCTTTGAAGACAAAGACTCTGATGGAGAACCAACAGGAATAAAACTTCCATATATTGTAACTCTTGAAATGGGTAGCAGACAAGTATTATCAATTAGAAGAAACTATCAAGCAGATGACCCACAAAAACTTAAAATAGATTATTTTGTACATTTTAAATTTTTACCTGGAATGGGTTTTTATGGTTTTGGTTTAATTCATATGATCGGTGGTTTGTCACGAACGGCAACTACTGCTTTACGTCAACTATTGGACGCAGGAACTTTAAGTAATTTACCAGCAGGATTTAAACAAAGAGGAATCCGAGTAAGAGACGAAGCGCAGGCAATTCAACCTGGAGAATTCAGAGATGTAGATGCACCTGGAGGAAGTATCAAAGATGCATTTATGCCTTTACCTTTTAAAGAACCATCACCGACTTTATTGCAGTTGATGGGAATTGTGGTACAGGCAGGGCAACGGTTTGCCGCCATCGCTGACATGCAGGTCGGAGACGGCAACCAACAGGCAGCTGTTGGAACGACCATAGCTCTCTTAGAACGTGGTTCCAGAGTCATGTCAGCCATACATAAAAGATTGTATGTGGCGATGAAAAGTGAATTTAATTTATTAGCTGGTGTTTTTAAAACTTATTTACCAGCAGAGTATCCTTATGATGTAGTTGGAGGTCAAAGAAATATAAAACAAACGGACTTTGATGACAAAGTAGATATTATTCCTGTAGCAGATCCAAATATATTCTCTCAATCACAAAGAATTAGTTTAGCACAGACAGAATTACAACTTGCAATGTCAAATCCACAAATGCATAACTTGTATGAAGCATTTCATGCAATGTATTCAGCGATTGGTGTAAAAAATATTGATAAAATTTTACCACCACCGATGCAACCACAACCAATGGACCCTGCAACTGAAAATATTCTTGCAATGAGTGGTAAACCATTCCAAGCTTTCAAAGGACAGGACCATCAAGCTCATATTACAACCCATTTAAATTTTATGGCGACCAATATTGCTCGAAATAACCCTGTTGTCATGGCAGCATTAGAAAAAAACATCTTTGAACACATTTCTTTGATGGCACAAGAGCAATTAGAGGTAGAATTTAGGGAAGAAATTGCAAAATTGATGCAATTGCAACAAGCAATGCAACAAAATCCAATGATGCAGCAAGATCCACAGATTCAACAACAAATAATGTCTCTTTCAATGAGTTTAGAGTCTAGAAAAGCTAAATTGATTGCAGAAATGACTGAAGAATTTAAAAATGAAGAAAATAAAATCATGGGTGGCTTTAATGGTGACCCTGTAGCAGCATTAAAAGCACGAGAATTAGATTTAAGAGCTATGGATGACGCTGCAAAACGTGATCAAGCCCAAGAAAAGATAAATTTAGATAAATCTAAACAATTAATGGGTCAAGATCAGTTTGATGAGAAGCTAGAACAGAACGAAGAACTAGCAAAACTAAGAGCAAATACTTCATTGACTAAACAAATGATGTCACAATCCGCTAAAATGGAGAATGATTTAATGAAAATGGTTGATGTAGAGATCTTGAAAGGTCCTAAAAGATAATATAAGGAGAAACTATGACTAAAAAAAATAAAAACCCAAATGTCACTCCAGAACTAGGTGCTGATAAAGATGGTATGCAACAAGGCGGAATTGTCGTTGAAGCAACTAATCCTTTTGAATCACAAGTTGTGGAAGTAAAAGGCACTAAAAGACTTAGAGCTGACAAAAAACCTGT